GATCGAGATATACTTTTTCGAAAAAAATCAAACCATTGGGAATAAAATTAACTAAAACTATAGATAAAATATTAAAAATAAAATGACAGCGAATATGTTTGAATCAATTAAGGGCGCGATGGCGAAGACCTCGCAGCAGAACACAACCAGTAATATTATGCGGTTGAAACCGGGAAATACGTATACACTACGTCTTGTACCTTTTGTAAAGGATCCAAGTAAAACGTTCTTTCACTATTACTCACATGGCTGGGTTAGTGAAATGACTGGACAATTTCAAAGTGCAATCAGTCCTCAGACCTGGGGTGATAGAGATCCGATTGCTGAAGCTCGATATAGGCTATCACGCACTGGCTCGGAAGAGGAAAGGGAAAAAGCTAAAGCGTTAAACCGTAAAGAGAATTGGCTAGTTAACGTGTATGTAGTCAAGGATCCAGACAACCCAGAGAACGAAGGTAAAGTTAAAATTCTTCGATTTGGACGACAATTACATAAAATTATTATGGAGGCGATTGAGGGTGAGGATGCTGACGAGTTTGGTGAGAAGATTTTTGATCTTTCAAAAGATGGATGTAACTTTCGAGTTAAAGTAGAAGAGCAAGGAGGATATCCGACATATGTTAGCTCCAGGTTCGCGAGCCCTTCGAAAATCACCGGCGTAACAGATGATCGCGCAAAAGAGGTATTCGATAATACATTTGATTTAGAAAACGTGTTTCCTGTTAAAAGCTATGACGAACTTCAAGTAATGTTAACTGAACATTATCATGGCGTTACAGAAGAGCCCGAAGCTGTTGCATCAACTACAAGAGAAGAGGAAGATGATATTCCTTTTGATGATATACAAACATCGTCAAAAACAGATTCACATCAAACTGTAGATGACAGTAAGGTGAAAGAGCTACTTGATAGCTTGGAGTAATGGATATACCGGACGAAATTAAGAATGCTATTCACGGGTTAAATGCTGATGCGTTTAAATTAAATAAAGGTATTGTTCAAAAGAGCACGACCATGCAAGAGGTCCCAATGAGTAAAGAGATATATGGTAATCCATCTCCTCAGCCTCAGGTTCAGCCTCAGCAATTTAGTACTCCGGTATCACAACAACTCAACACAGATCCCGCTCTATTGAATAGTTTAATAGAGCGGGTATCCGCTGTTGAAAAACAAATCACTAAATTTGTAAACTTAATTGAAAGACAAATCTCACGGAACGCAAAAGAAATTAATATACGAATCAAATTAGATAATGATTCTACCAATAAAGAATAAAGAAAATTTCATTCAAAATTTTCTTAATCCAGTATCGCGATTAAACGCATCGGCAACATTAAATATATCCAATAATATATCTACTATTGTTCATAATAATTCTAACATCTTTCTTAAGGCAGAGCATGACATTATTTGGGACGATCAGCCAACCTCTAGTACTATATGTCTACCAGATACAATAAAATTAATTAAAATTTTATCATGCTTAGATGAAAACGATATACAGCTTAAAATAGAAGAAAACCGTATAAAATATAATAGTAATACTAATAGATTTACATATCACTTATTTGATGATAGTTTAGCCGATAGTAACCCTTTTGATTTCAATAAAATTAATGATATTACATTTAGTACTAATTTTAAATTAACAAAAGAAAAAAATAACGCTATATTAAAAGCGTTACCGTTTGTCACTGAAACAAGTAAGGTTTATATTAAGACCGAAAATGAAAATATATACGCAGAATTATCTGATAAAAAACTACAAAATGTTGATAGTTATACTGCCCTATTAGCTAATGAATATACTGGAGATGAATTAGACTATGAATTAATATTAGATATTGAATTATTTAGACTTATTTCTACATTGAGTTTTAGCGAAGCAAGTATTAATATAAATAACGAATATAAAATGCTTATGATGAAACTTGAACTTGAGGACAGTAAACTTACGTTTGTTAGTACTAGTTACAAGAACTAATGAAAAATAAAGTAACAACTTGTGGTTATTTCATCAAGCGTTTAAGGGACAACGGTTATAAAGTTAATAGAATTTTTTCTGATTATACCTCGCAAGATCCGAGGCGATGGACCATAATGATTGATCCTGATGAATCAGCACTGTATATAACCTGTTATGTTAATTATGATTGGACTGATGACTTTAAATTTGAATTACATGACGGAACCCAATTTAAAACTCTTCAATTAAGAACAGATAGCATGGAAGTCATAATGACTAAATTAATTGAAAAAGATATTTTACCAAGTGAAGAAAAACACACCTAAATCTAAAAATAAGAATTTTGATAATTTATTAAAATCCAGCATTAATGCGGCTGAATCAATCGACTCTAGTGATCAAGATATGTCAGTTATTAATGACTACTTGGCTGAACATTTAAAATCATTTGTATTATTAGGATATGATCTTAAGAGTGAAAGCGTAGTAATAATATCCGGTAAGACACCGCAAGACTATGACGCAATAGAAACATTATTAAGGCGCGTCGGTAATGTAGATTTTTTTAAGGACGTACAAGAACAAACAAACACAAATGAATAAGATAATTGTTTTAGGTAACGGTTATATCGGGAAAAAAACTTACAAATATTTTCTCGAAAATTTAGGCGATATACATGACGTAACTCATTTAGCGAACTACCCATATACTGATCCAGAAAAATTAAAAGAAACATTATATAATAATTTAATATCTGAATTTCGAGGCACACAGACTAAATGGATAGTTAATTGCGTCGGATATACGGGGAAACCAAATGTAGACGCCTGTGAGGAAAATAAGCAAATTTGCTGGGACTTAAATGTAACGCTTCCCGTAATGCTCGCTAATTTTTGCGTACAAAATAATATTAAACTTATTAACATAAGTTCCGGCTGTGTGTATGATGGTGATGTACCGTATACGGAAGAAGATGAACCTAATTTCGGTCTAACTAATCCTAATAGCAGTTGGTATAGCAAGACAAAGCATGCAGCGGAATTATGCTTAGAAAACTTCTCAAACGTTTATACATTGAGAATAAGAATGCCTGTGTGTAACGACTTTAATTCCCAAAAGAATTATTTGAGTAAAATCTTAAAATATAATAATATTCTCGATGAAGTGAACTCTAAAACCATAATAGAAGATTTACTTGTTGTAATTAATAGAATTATTAATATTGAAACTGTACCAGCTGGTATTTATAATTGCGTAAATCCGAACCCATTGTCAACTACGCAGGTTTGTGAAATTTTAGATAAACATGGACTATGGAACCCGAACTGGAAATTTATTGATTATAATGAATTAAAACAACATATTGTTGCTAACAGATCTAATTGTACTCTATCAACAGATAAATCAAAAATTCACGGATTAGAAATGCCAGCTGAGCGGGACTCATTAATAAAAATATTGAGTGAAAATGAAAAATAAAAATATATTAGTAACTGGTGGGCTAGGCTTCATCGGAAGCCACTTTGTTGAATTCCTCAATGAAAAATGCGAAAACTGCAAAGTAACAATAATTGATAGTTATGCATATTGTGTATCTAAAAAAACAGAAGACTATCTATGGGACATGTATAAAAAGTCTAGTAATGAATTAGATATAATATATGAAAGCATCTCAGATTTTAAATTAGATGAAGAGTATGATTATATTATAAATTTCGCAGCAGAGTCTCACGTAGATAATAGTATTAATGCTGGTGATGTTTTTATCGATAGTAATTATGTAGGTGTATATGAATTACTAAAACAACTACCCGATAACACGAGATTTCTTCAAGTAGGTACAGATGAAGTATATGGTAGTTTACAATTTAATTCTGAACCAAGCGAAGAATATAGTCTATTAGAACCATCATCAATATATTCAGCAACAAAAGCCGGTGCAGATTTACTAGCATTATCGTTTCATAAAACGTACAAAAAAGATATTATTATAACAAGGTGCACTAATAATTTTGGACCAAGACAATTCCCGGAAAAACTCATACCAGTTGTTATACAAAAAGCTAATAATAACGAACAAATTCCCGTATATGGAAAAGGTAATAACATACGTCAATGGATATACGTCAAAGACCATTGCGAAAAAATATATAACGTATTATCGCATGGAGATGCAGGAAAGATATATAACCTTGCTCCCGACTCAGAGTATCATTCAGAAATACCTAATATTGAAATTGTAAATCTAATATTAAAGGAGTTAAAAAAGCCTAAAAAATTGATTAGTTATGTTAAAGATAGAAAAGGTCACGATCTTAGATATAGCTTAAGAGATTCAATGTATAGAAGTATGATGATTCAAGTTGGCGATCAATTAGAATTTTCTGAAACTCAAAAAACATTTGCCGATGATTTAAAGTATACTATAATGTGGTATATTGAAAATGAAAAATGGTGGGACAAATAATCTTATAATAGACGGCAATAATCTTTTATACCGAATTTTCTGGACTAATAATTTTAAATTAGACGAAGAAAATAGTCCTGGACAAATATTTCTATTCCTACGATCCCTTAAATCCTATGTAGATAAATTTCAATCCAAAAAAATTTATTGTACTTGGGATAAGAAACTAGAATGGCCTTCTACTAATTTCAGGAATGAAGTTATTACTGTAGAGTATAAAGCAAATAGGGATGACGATAAATTTAAAAACGTACATGAGTACTCAGAAAAAATACAAGAAATTATTGCTCTATTAGGAGTACATAATATGTACCCACTCAGAATGGAGGCCGATGATCTTATGGCATGGTTATCAACACATCTACCCGGTAAAAACGTTATAATAACTACTGATAAAGATCTATTACAAACAATATCCGCTGATACAAGAATTTATAGTCCTATTAAAAAGAAAGAAGTTACACTGCAAAATTTTGAAGAATATACAGGAGTATCTAAAGAACAATATTTAAATTATAGAGCAATTACGGGAGATAAATCTGACAATATTCCAGGAATTCCTAGATATGGGTTAGCGAGGTTTAAAAAATTAGATTTAACTAAATTAACAGAAGAACAGCAAATTATTTATGAAAGAAATATAAAATTAATGGATCTGTCAACTGGTTATGATCATTATCCTGATGAAGTACCTGTATACGAAGAACAATTAAATAATTGCAAAAACAATAAAAGTAATTATAATAAATTTATAGAAGAAGCAAAGAAATTAAATATGTGGTCTATTGTAAGAAACTACTCTTCATGGCGAGAATCGTTTAATAATAACGAAAATATATTAAATATAATTAACAAGGCGATTAAAAATGCAAAACGTAGAATATAAACTAAATCCTAAGAATATTATGGGCCCAGCTGGTAATACAATTGCACCTGTAATGAGAGAAATTCGAATGGGTAATGAGATACGTACAGAAGCGCATTATACTGATCCTCACACCGGCCAATTTGTTACAAAGCATATAGTTGATGTTCGACCAGTAGATGAAGCTAAATGAAGTAATACCTCAAGAATACATTGTTGAGAAATTTTATCAATACGCCGGGTATCCTAAGTATAAAAAATTAACTAATGTATATGAAGGTGGTTGTCCTATCTGTAGAGAAGGTAAGTCTTGGAATAAAAAAAGAAGACTTTACTATATAGTAAAGGAAGACCATATTTTTTGTCATAATTGCGGGTGGACTGGATCACCTGTTAAGTGGGTCCAGGAAGTAACTGGTAAAAATTATATTGATATAATTAATGAATGTAAGGATATAGATGTATTTAATATCCCTATTGAAAAAGAAGATAAGCTAATTCCTGATAAACCACCTCCGTCACTACCGGGTGATTGTATTAATTTATATGATAAATCTCAATGTAGTTTTTATAGTCATGAACCAATGGTTACACATGCTATAGTTACATGTAAAGAGAGGAAACTATTAACAGCAATTAATAAACCTGAATCCTTATGGTTTAGTCGAAATGATTTCGTACATAAAAATAGAATAATAATACCGTTTTATGATCATAATAAAATCGTATTTTATCAATCGAGAAAATTAAAACAAAACAAAAAAGACACAAAACCAAAATACCTTTCGAAAATAGGCGCTGATAAAACTGTGTTTAATATCGATAAGGTAGAAAATACTTTAGATTATATGTTTGTTTTTGAAGGCCCAATAGATAGTTTTTTTGTTAAAAATGGCGTTGCAGTAGGTGGTATTAGTAAAGGTAGATCTTGTTTTACAAAACAACAAGAACAACAAATAATCCAAAAACCGTTTCATAAACGAATATGGGTATTAGATAATCAATACTGTGATCAAACTGCAAAAGAAAAAACTCGATTATTACTCGGTCAAGGAGAACAGTGTTTTATATGGCCTAAAGAATTATTAAATTTTAAAGATTTTAATGAGTTATGTATAAAAGTAAATCGAGATGAAATTTCATCTCGATTTATAATTAAAAATAGTTATACTGAATTAAAGGGTAAATTATTACTATCTAGAATTTA